TCGCTAGCTCAAGTAGTAGGGCGCCGCTGAGCACTCGCCCGAGCGCGCAGTACCCCCCGACGCTCGGCGCATCTACCATGGCCCACTTCACCTTGAAGAAGCTAAAGGCATCCCCTACCACAACTGCTAAGGTCTGCGCCTTCGGCCGATGTGCTAGGAATAGCTGGCGGTTGTACGTCAGCCACTTCTGAGGAGAGTTCCCTGTTACGTCGCGGCCAAGCCAACCCTCTTCTGTGTGCACTAGGATGCGCTTACGTGAATCGCTGTACCACAGGCTAGGCATGTACAAGTTGTCCATGTTTTTACCTGCGAGTACAGCTAGCACGGCATCTCGGTGCTGCTCAGTGAGCGCATGGAGGGCGACTTTATCCTCAGGTAGCCGCAGTGAGCAGCTGTCCTTTGGTGCCGGCTTACCTGTGAAGCGTACGTGCTCTTTCTCTCTTACAGCCCCCTCGTGACAGGAGTGGCAGTACGCTGAGTACCGCCCCTCTTCGTGCCTGATCACTAGGTTCGGGCGACCTTCTCGCCCATGGTACACCCGAACAGTCCGACCCTGTGGCAAGCGCATAGCCTGCGCCAGCCACTCTGAATCGGGCAGGGCCACTACTGCACCAGTGTAAGCAGGTACGGGTACGCGTCAACCAGTACCTTGCCTAGGGCAGCCACTGCCACAGTGCAGCTCAGCGTACCGAACAACTTCCAGTGCGCCAGCTCGTCATCCAGGCGGCGATTCTCGGCAGTGATGCTATCGAGCCAGTCCGCCTTGAATTTCAACAGTTCCTTCGTGGTGTCCAGCTCCTGCCGTGTACGGGCTACCTGCGCCTCCAAGTATCGCAGCTCAGCGTGGTCCTGCACATCAGCACTGGAGTCACCACACACGTTAGCACACGGCTTGAGCTGGCACTCGTGCAGCTCGTTCTCCAGCTCGGTAACGCGATTCAGCAGAGCTACAGTTACCTGTACTTCGGATTGTAGCCGTTCATACACGCGGTCGTACGCTTGCTGGGCTTGCTTCACAGCGATGGTGCACTTGCGCTGGAGGTTCCGGCACTTGTACCGCAGGCTTGCGAAAGCAGCATCTGTGCTTTTCTTCATGTTCACTCCTAATTAGCTGAGTCTGCCACCGATGCGGTAACAGACCGAGACAATCAGAAGAGGCCCAGCAATCGCCGGGCCTCTTACTCTAGCCTAGCAGATTACTCTGCGGCTGCTTCTTCAACTGCTACGGCGTCGATTTCGCCCTCGGTCAGGATCACGGTCAGAGCTTCGAAGCCCTCACCTACTTCGACCTTGAACAGGCGTTTCTCGTCGTCGGTGCCTTCGCCCTGCTGATCGCTGCTGGCATCATCATCGGCCTGTTCGCAATGGAGATCCCTGGGGGCAACCGTGATGTCGCAATGGTGTCGCTCGGCATCGCTTTGGGATGGGCCGGTGCCGTGGTGCAGTTCTATTTTGGATCAAGCGAAGGCTCAAAAGCCAAGACGGACATCATGGCTGGCGGGCCTTCGCAGGTCGAAGTCGTCAACCCGGTGAATGAGCCGGTGCATGTGGAGAACGTGTAATGCCCCTATTCCTGCTCAAGTTCATCGGCATATGGGGCTGGCTGAAAAAGGCCCTGCGCTGGCTTATGGCCCATCCGTGGCAAGCGGCCTGTCTTGCCGCTGTGTGCGCCGCGCTGTGGCAGTATCGCGCAAAAGAGGCCGCGCTATCCGATCTAGCCGCCTGCGAGACTAAATCCGCGCAACTGTCAGCCGCAATCGACGCTGCAAACAAGCTGGCAGAGCAAGCCCGCGCCAAGTCCGTTACCATTGCCAGAAAGGCCGATAATGCTGACACGATCAACCGCGCGGACAATCGCGCTCGCACTCGCACTCATTTTGCCGCTAACCGCCTGCCAGACCAAAGTGGTATCAGCGCCCCCGCCGAAGGTTCACTTGCCCAAGGCGATCAAGACGCCCCCGCCGTGCCTGTCATGGCTTTGTCCGAAGCCGACGCCCTGATTGCCGCTGATCTACAGACCTATGCCAACACCTGCCATAAATGGGGGCAGGATTTGATCGCGGCAGGACTTGCCGACTAGCCTTGCGGTCCTTTCAGTGCGCGGACATCGCCACGTTCGATGGTGGTAGCTAGGACGTGCACAAAAGCATGGGCAGTCCACAGGGGATCGCTGCCTTCCGTTTCTGGTGGCGCAATATCGTCCGCCTCAGCCCGCAGCCACTCCACGATAGCCTGTTCACCGGCAATGCGATGCGCGGCGAGTGTTTCCAGCAGCAGGTCTGCGTAGGGGTCGATAATTCCAGCGAATGCCCGCCTAGCCCTTTCGGTCATGTAATGACTAAAAGCCTCACGATCCGCCTGTTCAACCGTCAGCATGGGGTGTCTCCATCGCGGCGAGGGTGGGTGCATCTGGCAATGGCATCCAATGGGTGAAGGCTTCCATGTGGTATCTGGTGCCGTCGCTGCACCAGTTCCATCCGCCATTATCGACCCATGCCGCGACGACCTGAGTATTTGTCGCGGCATCGCAAAGCAGAATGTCGAAGCCATCCTTCGGCGCAGTCTCGATAGGCTGCCAGCCATCAACCGGGCGTGTGAGTGCTTCGATTGCGTCAAGAAGTTCTTCGGCAATTTGGTAGATGTTGTGCGCCGTGCCGGTATGATGGCCGCACACTCTGCCAAGTTCGATGCGAGACTTTGCCCGCTCAACCAGTCCTGTATAGCTCATGACGGCTCCTTTAGGGCGACGCGGGCATCGATTGCCAACCTTGCGTCCGGGGCATCAAACTCCACACCGTATTTGCGATAGGCTTCATCAATGATACTCAGTGCATCGGCCAGCGCCTGCTCCAGACGACGCTCCCTCGCTTGTAGCGCTGCGAGTGTGGTGGCGGCTTCGGCAACATCGTCCAGCGCGAGCGCATCTGACCCGTTGACGTATCCGCCGGGATAGTCGGCCATCAAGACAATGCGCTCCAACCGCTCAATCAGCCCATCAACATCGCTCGGCTTGGTGCCGGTCATGGCTTTACGCTCCTTGGTTTGCCTGCTGCTTCCCACGATGCGACGGCTTCAAGCCAGCTTTCCGCTTCGTCCACCTGATCGCGGCAGACCTTGCATTCGTCCTCGATCTCTTTATCGGTCATACCGTTGAAGTCGGCGGCGTATTGTTTCCATGCGTCACTCATCACGCTTCCTTCCTGATTGCGAGGCCGTGCGTAACCTCAATACGATATTCGGGCATCACTCACCTCCTTGGGAATGGCTTGCAGACGGGGGTATGGCAGACGTATCACACTCGGTCTGCCAGCGAGCTTCAACACCGATAGCAGCGCAAAGTGAACCGCTGCTATCGGGACGCGATTTGATCCTCTCCACCTCATCCATGATCGGGAGCCTTGGGGAGAGGCATCCAGCCAGACGGCGGCAAGCTCGGGTCTTCGTTTTCATTGCTCGACCAGCAAGCGCCACCAGACCAGCAAGGCGGATGCTCGCCTTCAATTTCGGCCTGCCACTGATCGCAGGGTAATTCGTCCTCAGTCATGGACGCATCCGGCAGCAGCCGCGCAACGAAGGTCATTTCACCAACCTTGATGCGGACAGGCGTGTTGTAGGGCGCGCTATCTATCGTTTTCCATTCACTCATGACCTGTCCTCCGGTGTTGCCTTGGTGATTGCTGCGCGGGGAGCCTTCTGCTGCATCCAGTTCTTGTCAAAGTCGGTCATTGCATCAGCCATCGTCTCGCCAAAACCAGCGCAACCAGCCATCAAATCATCGCCGTAAAGCGCGCAGTAGCAGTTGCCATCAAGACTGATCGTCGGGCGGTAAAGGACGCTCGGCCGCATGTGCTGCCATGCGGCATCGGACCAATTCACCATCGCCATCTGGGCTGCGTGGATCACGTCATTCGCGGCGATCTCGGACCATTCGTTATTCATGCTACACCTGCCTTGGCTATCACCGCATCAATCATTTCGAGCCGCCGTTCGATGCTACCGGGTGATGGGGGATAACGAAGGTCGCTGCGATACTGGTAGATTGCGGAGAGCAGTTCAGGAATGGCGGCTTCGTGCGACTTCCAAGCATCATCGATCATCGCGGTTTCGTCCGCAGTCAGTGAGCCAGACCACGGCGCAACATCTTCCAACGCTTCGATCTGGTCGCCCATCGCCACGTTATCGCAGCAGGGGCCGCATTCCTTGGAGCGCAGGGTCCAACGGAAGTCATCACACTCGCGCCAACGTGCGCCGCAGATGGTGCACTGGTGAGTTGCTTTCAGTTCTCTGGTCATTCCGTTATCTCCGCAGTTGCAAGTGTAGAGCGCACCCATGCGAGGCGGGCTTCGTTGAGGTGCTGGGTGGTCATTGGGCAAAGGCCCAAACGATCAGCCAAGCGCCCTTGCAGATCATGTGAATGGCCTGATCCTGATTGAGCGACAGCTTGCCCCGGCACTTCGCGTCATCGGTCAGCCAGTGGATTGCGGCCTCCGCTATGAACAGCCACCAGATACCGGTGATAAGCGCCACAGCCGCACCGTGGATTGCCGAGTGAGCGCCTAGAGCCTGCCACCACGGAAAGCCCGGAATAGGTGCCGTGCGGTTCTTGGCCCTTGCAAGGAAGTCGCCTTGCAGCGGATAATCGCAGACGAAATGCGCGCCAACCAACGCGATGGCCATAAGCTCGATGTTCATGCCATTCTCCAATCGGTCAGATACTCAGCCAACGCTCGGCTGATGGTGGCGGGTGGGGTGGTCATGGCCGCACCTCACCGTTGACGATAAATCCATGCCAGCAAGGCTTGCTCTGGCAGTCGATTGATGGAGTCAGCGTTGGCGCGTCAGGCGTTTCGGCAAGCTGCGTCTGCGAGGCGGTGTAAGGACCATCACCCATCCATACAGGGTATTCGCGGCGAGGTTCTTTAAATATCATCACAACTTCCTTCCATAATAGGCCAGAAGCGCAGCTTCGGCTACGCCGTCATCCTTTGCTCTCGTGACTTCAGGCGCGATCGAAGGCATCAACCGCCGCGCTTCTTCCCGACTGGCGTTCTTGTCGGCTTTGAGCAAACCCATCTCGCGCTTCCACACTGCCGGTGTGACAAAATGCACCGGCATCCCGGCGCTGCTCGCAATCGCATGAACGAAACCATAGGAGCGCCCGAAGTTGAACGCTGAGGCAATCCCCTGCCTTGGCATCGAGCCGACCTGCTCGATCACGATCATGCTCGTGTCATAGAGCGCGCCAGTCCACAGTGTATGCCATGCCGACCACGCTGGCTGCGTCTTGCCCTTGTTCATTAAAGGCACCCGATGCACAATCGTGCTGTTGTCGGGGAAGAGGATGACCATTGCGCCAGTCATACCGGGGTCGATGCCTGCTATGATGGTCATTTCCCATACCTCATCATAGTTGTCGTTTCTGCGGAAATCAGGAACCTGCGCTCGTGCGCCCAGGCTGGAATGTCCTCCATTATTTCCTTCAGCATCTGAGCGAGGCCTTCGCGTTCTTCCGTCTCAGCCACGATTTCGTCGTGAGCCGTGAAGATCACCGGCAGGCGCTCGGTTTCACAGGTCTTGATAGCATGGGCGATCAGGTCGCGCGAAGTGCCTTGAACACAGTCAGCCGTGACCCCGCCATGCCATGCCATGTGCCTGCGGGTTTTCTTGCCTTGGTAGGACATGAACGACCACGCTGGCCTCTCCTGTCCCTGCCATTCGGTCTTTTCCCGCATCGGCTTGTGATACCAGATCTTGCGTCCGCTCGGGATCTTCATCGAGAGGTAATCTTCTTCCTTGCGGAACTCGATACCGGCAAATTCATAGGTCTTGGCATGGTTGCACCACACCGCCGACACCGACGCTTCATAAAGGCCGTACCAGAACTTCGGCACCAGCGGAGCAAAGTCATTGCGGTAGGCACTCACCGCAGCCATGGCGAGGTCAATGCTTTCGCCCGGTGCTTGCTTGGCGCGGAACCCGACGGCTCCTAGGCCATAGCCGCAGCCAAGCACGGCACCCTTGCCGATGTGGCGTTCACGTGGGTTGTCATGCTTGTTGACCGGCTTCTTGAAGATCGACGCTGCCATCTCGCAATAGACATCAACGCCTGAGTGCATCATCTGCACTTTGTCATGTTGCCCAGCCAGCGCCAGCACGTTGCGGGCCTCGACGGCGGCATAGTCTCCGACCACCAGCACCTTGCCCTGCTCAGGCACAATGCAGGACCGCAGCGACGAGATGACAGCCGTGAAGATGTCAGGCCCCCACAGTTCGCGGATCGCGTCTATATCGCGGCTGAGGATCGCCTGAGCGAGAACTTCAGGGGTCAGGCCCTGCCGTTCCTGAATCTCGCCGCGCGGATAGTTCTGGATCTGGATCAGCCGCCCCGACCAGCGCCCGGTGCGAGCGCCGTGATACTGCATGGTGTAGCGCACTCGGCCATCAGGAGCCGTGCAGTCGAGCATCCGTTGCAGCTTGGCAACCGACGAGGAAGCCAGAGAACGGCGCAGCGTAAGTACCTCGTGAACCTCGATCGGCAGCGGCTCGGCAATTTCCTCGACACCGAACTCGTCATCAGGATCAAGGATCGCATCGAGCGTGGCTTTCTTGACATCGCCCATTGCTACGCCTTGCGCGTTCACCCAATTCAGGATTTTCTCGCGCTGGGTAGGATTGATACCGCCTGTCAGTTCGCGGAACCGTTCGGTCATCGGCACCCGCACCTGCTCAAGCACATCCTGGCAGGCGTGGACGAAGGCACGGTCGATCTTGATCCCGCGCTGATTGATGCGCTGGTCAAGAACCCACGTTGCCCGTTCGGAAGCACCAAGCCCCTTGGTCGTAATGTAGGCACCGTACTGACTGTCACAGTCCCCGACGTTGTATTGCATCAGGCGCTTCATGTTTTCCGGCGTGTGCGAGGACCAGCCGCCATCAGCGTCAGGCTTGCACATCTTCATCATCAGCCGGTGGCCTTCCATATCCTTGCGGACATTGAGTTCCAAAGCCTGTGTCAACTTGTCGAGGCCGAGCGGGAGCGCCTTGTAGCCAGCGACAGCCATAGTGTCGTGCCAGCGCTCAGGCGGCATGGCTGGCCAGCCCATCGGCTCCATCTGGTACTTCCAGATTGCCATTTCAAAGCCAGCGTTGTGAGCGATGAACATTACCGAAGGATCATTGGCCAGTTCAAGCAAGGCCGGGTCCATCGCCATCAACTGCCTTTCGGTCAGGACACGCGTTACTTCGGGCCTGCCATCGACCACCAGCTTGTAACCAGCGCAGAGGATGCGGGTTGAAAAATCAGCCGCGTAAACCCATGCTCCACGCTTCAGCAGATCGCACTCAGAGGCCGTCTCGTAGTCGAAAACAACGTAACGCATCAGTTTACCTTCTCAGGGAAGATGACCTGAACCGGCGCAACAACTGGCTGGAACCACGGATCGAGGCCAAGGCAGTTCGCCGCGAGCATTGCTTCGTCCCAAGTAGCGTACTTGATGATACGGCTCTCGAATATGAACCCGTAGCCTCCTTCCAATGCTCCAGCAGTCTGCCTAGGGCACATGCGAGCATCGAAAGGTTCAGGGCGGTTGGAATAATCCATCAGTAGATACCTTCCGAGCGATACAGCAGCACGAGATTGTTCAGATACCGAACCTGGATAGTGTCGGACACCTGCCCTACTCGGGCAACAGTGGTGCAAGCCTCAACCCAATTGTCGCACTCAGTATCTTCGATCATGCGACCGTCGAGAAAGGCGAGCAACCGGTATGGTTTCTTACCGCTCACAGCGACAACCTCCCAAGCGTGAGAGCGCCGGCTTTGAACACGTACCAAGGGCGATCAGAGCCAAGGCTTTCGAGATACTGCCCGGCATCCTCGATACGGCCTTCGGCCAGCATCTCCATCAGGGTTCCGCTAATCTCGGCTACAGCATCATCATGGCCCACATCGTAGCTATCCTTAGCGTCAGCGGCTATCGACTTCGTAGCTTCGTCAACTTGCTGGTTAATCAGTTCTTCGAGTTTGTCCGAGCCGTCGAGAAGTGCAAGCACTTCATCCGGTGTCATGCTTTCCAGCACTTCAATAAGTTCTTCGCGGGTCATCACTGTTTCCTTGGGTTGAGGGGCAGGTCGGAACCTGCCCCTCGTAGTCATCAGAAGTCGGACGTTTCCTCGGCAGGAGCGCCTTCAGGAGCCATGGCAGTCGGATCAACATCCGAGTAGCCTGCATAGCCGCCGAACACGCTTGAGTTAGGAACCGAAGCTCCGCCGATGCGTTCGCCCTTGCGGACGAACAGGACGTTCTGAAGGAAGCCGGTCACGCCGTCCTTGGCATCGAGCGACTTGCGCCGGAAGGCCTTCAGGGCAATGGCAGGGACGACATAGGCGCCGGGATAGAAGCAATCCTTGCCAGCCTGTGCGATCTCGTGCGGCTGGGTGATGTCCACGATCTTGCCGCCTTCCACCTTGGCCAGCGATACGTCGAACTTGCTGGCAGCGGTCAGGATGCCAGCGTAGGGACGGTAGAGTTCGGCCCGTTGTTCGGCGCGTTCCTTCAGCTTGAAGGCTTCGTCGGCAGGCTTGCCTTGTGCATCGAGTTCAGCCTTGCGGATCGCCCGGTTGATTGCCGTCTGTGCCGACATGCAGGCCAGGTAGTAATCGTCAGGCTTGGTGAAGGTGCCAAGTTCGGACTTGATCGCAGAAACCATCAACTTGACGATCTCGTCGAAGTCTTCCTTCTCGATACCGAACGTTCCCGAAAACTTCGGTTCAGCGTTCATCACGCCGCGCGGTGCAGACTTCTCGGTGATCGATGAGAACAGCAGCCGTGCGGGCTTCTTCAGGGTGTAGCGGAGTGTCTCAGCCATTTTCAAAATCCTTCATATTCATGGTTGCCCGCGAAGGCTTCAAACGTCGAAGCATTGCTAGGCGGCTTGACCGCTGGCTTCGGATCGCCAATCGGGGCAACCGTCATTCCAGAGGATTCGGGCATGAACCCAAATTCGAGAGCAAGAGCCTTGCCACGCGATGAGAGTTTCTCGATCTCGGCAGGGCTTTTGAGAGATTTCTTATAGGCGGCTTCACCGAAGGCTTCGGCCAGCGCGGTATCAGCGCCGGCTTTCCAGTCACGCGAAGTCCGCTTGGCGACCAGCTTGGCCGAAGTAATCTCGCTGCCGCCAATCAGGCGGGCATAGGTCACTTTTTCCAGTTCGGTCATGAACCGCTTGGCGTCTGCCTTGACGGCATAGAACGCGCTGACTTCCTCATCACTCAGCATTTCAACAAACTCCGTTCCATTGGCAAAGGTTTTGAAGGCGTCCTGCATCCGGGGGCAGTCGAGCAGCACCGGACAGAACTGGCAGTGATCGCCGCTGACGAAATCACTATCGTCAACATCCTGCGCCTGTGTCAGTGCCTTCATGCGCGGCAACAGGATTTCATAGCCCCAAGTCAGGACATGGTCCAGGGTCGTATGCCAGACTTCAGGTTCCTCGAAGATCCCGAGATTGTTGGGTTGAACGATACCGAGCGACACCGGGAAGTCGGCGGGACCTTGCTTGAGCCAGTCATATTCCATCGCCAACAGGAAGGCGTAGTAAAGCAACTGTTCGTTGTTGAACGGACTGACATAGACGCCTGCGCCGTTCTTGTAGTCCCGCAGGTGCAGGCCCCGCTTGGCTGACCAGTAACCGAAGTCGATCGTGCCTTTCAGCAACGGGTGCAGATCGGGTTGCTTCAGGGTCGTCTCGATCAGGACTTGGTCCTTGCCATCACGCGGCCAGATTGCTTCGCAGTGGTTGGCGTAGATCGCCACGGCATCAGGATCAATCTGACCTTCGTCATAACCGACCTTGAAGCCAGCGATCTCGGTGCCGAGAAACTCCCAAGGCTCGCGTTCGTCGAGCAGGCACATAGCGCCAAGTTCGTGAGCAGCAGTGCCGCGAGAAGCGTATTCGCTGGGAAGTTCTTCCACTTCACCGGCTTCGAGCAGCGCACGGTGCAGTAGGAATGACCCGGAGCAGTTCAGCCAGCGCTTTGCGCCAGAGCCGCCTAGGGGAGAGTGTTCGAGTTCGATCACTGCTCTGCTCCATAGGTCAGAGCGTCCATAATGGTTGCTGCCTGATCGGTACGCCCTTGTTCGTAGGCGGCATTCGCTATGGAAGCGATCTTATTGCCTAGATCAAGCATATCTCCCGGAAGTTCGATACTCCCCGTATTAAAATGCGCCCAATAACCATACGAGTCGAAGATGCCGACCGTAAGCGTGGGAGTAGCAGGCTTTGGAGAATCGTCCTTATCAGAGCGTACTGCTGCCTTAACAGGGAATCTAATCGTCATGGTGATTTCCTTAATATCCTAAGTGTTCGTGGTAGGTGAGAGGCGGGTAGACTAAAGAGGAAACTACCCGCCTCTCGACGCTGGGATAGGGGTCGATGCTATCCCGCGTATTCAATCCCTGCCAGCTTCTCGATCGCCTGTGCGAAGTCCTCGCGTCCTTCGACCGGCACGTTGCGGCTGTGTGGCACTTCGCCTTCGGGAACGAACTTGGCGATGGTGTCCTTGATCGGAGCCGGGTTGCCCATCTTCTGAGCCGCCTGGTTGCAAAGCCGCGACAAGTCCGCATCGGTCCAAGTCCGCGCCATCACTTCCGGCGCTTCAACGGGTTCTTCCGCCATGGCTTCAGCGAAGGCGGCGAACTCATCTTCTTCATCGGGGATAGACGAAACCGGGAGCGAGGTAGACGGTCCAGTCTCCGCATTGACGGTAGCCCCCCCGCTCGGCTCCGGGCGCACTGCACCCTTCTTGAGCCTCCAGCGACCATCCTTCGTCATGGTCTTGTTCGGGCTGTGGATCGCTTCGTCCCATTCGTCGCCGGCAGAGTCGAGCGCGGACACGTTTTCCGAAGCGGGGATTCCCGGTTCATTGATCGTAAGGACAGGCTCGCCCTGTACGATCTCGGGATCAACCTCGGCTTCGTCGCTCGTATCAGGCTCGTAGGTCTGCGTGGTTATGCCCGAAACCAAATTTTCATACGCTGCCTTAACCTTGCCTTCCTGAACCTTCGCCGCAGCAAAGTCGATTGGAGCGGTCGGGTTGAGGCCAACCATTTCACGCAGATCGCGCATGATCTCGGCAGCAGTCTCGCCCATAATTTTCAGTTCGATTGTCATTTACTTTTCCTTCGCGTCTAAAACTTTATAGATTGTCTGCATTTTCTCCAGCGCCCGAACCAGAATTTTCTCCGATACCGACCCCGGCGCTACAAATACCTCCGCTTGAACCAGGTTCTCCTGCCCAATGCGGTCCAGTCTCGACACAGCTTGTTCGTTCTGTGCCGGAACCCAATCGGGTTCAGCCAGATAACAGCGGGAGCAAACTTTCTGAAGGCCATCTAGTCCGGTTCCCGCCGCCTGGATGTTTCCGATGAATACCCTAACGTGATCCAGATTTATGAAGTCGTCAACTGCTTTCTGCCTTGCCTGTGGATTTTTTCTTCCGTCCACGCGCACGGCTCCGAACGACTTCAAACCTTCCTCAAAAATATCCAGCACGGAAATATGCCAGCCGAAGATAACCAGCTTTTCGTCGGTATCTTCAAGAAACTCTTTGGCATAATCGACGACATGCGGCGCGATCGCTTCACCCATCAAACGCCTTGCCTCGGCAATATGCCCGAGAATTTCAAAATCATTTGTCGTCTGGAAATCTTCAATATCCAGATTAAGCAAGCCTTCAGCGTCGAGGGCTTGCCGCACGGCGCCATCTTCCTCGACACGAACGATGTCATAGCGAGGCGGCTTCATCTGCGTCATCACATCAATCTTTTCGTGCCGCGTCATGATATTCACCCGCAGCCGGTTTTGCAGTTCGGTTTCGAGCGAAGTGCTTTCGAGGTTGAACCGCTTGCCTGATAGGGTCTTGAGCGCAGCTTGCCGGTTGTAGCGTTCCTTGAAAGCTTCCCATCCGATGAAGTCGATTGCCTCGTGATCGAGGTAACGCATGAGCGTGAACGCCTCGGACGGCCTGTTCATGATCGGGGTTCCTGTGAGCAGCAATTTACGCTCGCAGTGCATCCCGATTGCTGGTAGATCATGCTCGCCATGAACATAACGACCCTTACCGTTGCCGAGAATGGCACGAGTGGTCAGGGCGTCAATCGTTTTCAGACGTTGCGCTTCATCTACTACCATCACGTCCCATTTGTACTTGCCTATGGCCTTGATAATATCTGGATTTCGGGCGCTGTCGAGGCTGAGAACCTGATAGTGTGCAGTAGGGTGAATACCGTCCTTGGGTTTGAGCATCACCGAAACCTTGACCTTGGGGATCGTCGACCATTCCTTGATCCTCTCTCCCCATTGCAGGCGGATCGAGGCAGGCACGATCACCAGGACGCGGTGCGCATTCACGGCATTGCAGAAGGCAATAGCCATTGGAGTCTTCCCTAGGCCAGGTGCGTCACCAATCAGGCCGCCGCCGCGCTTCAGGATGTAGTCGAGCGAGGCTTTCTGGTAAGGCCACAGTTCCTTGCCGGCTGGCAGGCAGTTCGTGCCGATGCCGCCGAGCGCGCGACTGGCTTCGATGTTGTCGAAGTAGGGGGCGAGCGCGGGAACGCCCTGCCCGAGATCCGCCAGCGAATAGGGGTTGTCACTGAACAGCACGGCTTTGTCTGCGCTGCTGGCTGAGGTGCTGAACACCAGGCCGCGATAGGCCATCAGGGCAGCAACCGCAGCCTTGTTTGCCTTTTCTACTTCCAGAATAAAGTGTTTGCCATTGGCGGAAGTTTTCACAGGTCATACCCCGCCCACTGGTCGGCCATGGCAGCAGCGATGCCGCTATAGGTCCGACTGCGCTCTTTCCAGCGGTTTGGCCCCGGCGCCATGCGATGAACGCGCGGCTCCCTGCCATCGACGATATTGGTAGGGCGCAGCTTGGGCAGATTCTTGAGCCACAGGCAGGTTGCCTTGGTTTCACCATGCCCGAATTGCCACGGCTGAATGATCTGGTCGGGCTTGCGGATGCGGCTCGAAATGATGCTGACAGGATTCTCAAGCGCGATATGTTTGATCGGCGCATGGAGCAGGTGCCGGACGAACTCAAGCGCGCGGGCCTGTCGCCCGTCCGCTACTTTGACAGCGAAATGCCGCGCCCCACTAACCGCCAAATCCGTGCAAGGCGGGTGATCAATGAGTAAGTCCCAATCATCGCCAAGATAGCCGAAAACGTCATCTTGAATATGCCAGTGGGGGTCGCCCTCAGTTGGCAGCAGATCGCACGACCAGGCATCATGCCCCAGCGCCCGGAAGGCATCGCGGACGGTTGCTGAATATTCACAGGCGACAAGCACCCTCACAGGTCAAGTTCCGGCTCATCTGCCGCAGGCAGGCTGGCAAGCGCCTTGTCCAGTTCCTCGCCGGCCTTCAGCATCCGGGCAATGATATTCGAGCGCACAGCCGGGTCATAGTGACTGACAACGTGCTTGATCTCGGCAAGCTGCATCCCGCACTTCTGGCAAGCCGCGATGATCTTGGCACGGCGGATATGCTCTGGTGTATAGCGGCGATGATTGCCGTCCGAACGCGCGACCTCGCCTAGCAACCCCTGCTTTTCCCACCACCGCACACCGCGAAGCGTGGTCTGGCCTGCCTTGAGCATATCGTCGATTGTGTAAGTCATTTTACCACCTTGCGGATTGTTGGGAGACATACCTCGAAAAATTCTTTCAGAGTCATGCCGTCACCCGAACGAAAAAAGTATTCTTCTTTTTCCTTCAAAGATTCGAGAGTGATCTTATGGACCACTCCGGCTTTGCGTTCTTCATCGGTTATCACTTCCCGCACTCCTTCAAAGCCAGATATTCCTCTACGCGCATCTCTATCGGGGTTGTCAGAGGCCCATAATAGTGATCTCCGAAATACCCGATATTATTCCATACCAACTTTAATATAGCGTCAGCTTCTAAGGGCGTGTCTCTGCACTCGCGCGCGAACACCGCATTTCCAGTTAGCTCCCCCGGCTTGCCGTAGGCCTTGCCTGTTTCGTTACAGTAACGATCCCAATCATTGCTCACTTCCCGCACTCCTTCATTCGGGCGATACAGACTAGAACCGCGCCGGGATTATCCCGTTTCACCAAACTGGACAGTTTAGAGACGAACTTTCGTGGTGTTGCCCAGCTTGCAGGCTTCTGAACGCCGGGGATATTATATACCGCGACAACTTTTTCAGTTTTCACTTCCCGCACTCCTGTTCAAATTCCGTTTGAGATAATTCCCGCAGTTTCCAGCGGCCAATCTGCTCGACGATGAAAAATTCATGGTAACGTCCGTTTGCGATAAAGTCTAGCGTTCCGTCACTATTTTTCAGTCTCGGCAGATCGCCCATAATCAATTCATTCCGCAGCCTGGTCGGGTGCTTGGGTTCCTTCCACCGGCTTGTCAGGCCCAGCGCGATAGCGAGGGCAGGGAATAGCGGCGCAAGTTCGGCAGCGGTATAGAACGGGCGGTTGCGCCAGTGCGGAAGCCATGCTTTGAGCGCCTCGGCATCAGGCCCTGGATGGCGCTCTGCCCACTGTGCAGCCTTGCCGACCCATTGCGCTATCACACCTTCCTGATTGCCTGTCAGTTTCATCGCCTTGATGATCGTGTAAGTAGGCGAGGACCAGAACGGGTTCTTGCTCACAGGTCATATTCCTGATCGACAGCGCAATGGAAACCGCACCCGCCGAAACTACCTTTGATCTTTGTGGATTGGTTGAGCGGGATTTCGTCTATGAATATCCGCTCTCCTTTAATACGCGTAAGGCGGACACCCATATCCCTCGACTGCACTACGCGACGCGCGAACACTTCGGGAAAGTGCAAACGGATAAGCGCCCAATAGTTAGGACTAGTGGCTTTTACACAACCAATGCAATTCCCGTTCGGCATCCCAATTTCATAGACGAAGGGCCGCTTGATGCCGTGCTGAGCAAGGATTGCGTGGGTATCTTTCTTATGTAGATTCCTTTCGATCAACGGGGATCGTTGGCGCAGTAAAGGATAGTTCTGAATCATATTACTGAAGCGTTTTGCGTCGGTCTTATCTGCTGCGTAGCCCCAAAAATGAATGTCACTCGGGATTTGAAAGTTCATACGAGGGACAATCTTCATTTCGCCAGTGCAGGGCGCACCATTGATGCCCGACATATAACGACGCTTCTCGAATACCTCGTCAACGGTCTGAAACTCGGCGCTCCGAATACGGATAATTTCCTTGCCATACCATTGCTCCAGATCGTTGATGAAGCGGTGACTGTCTTCGTGAACGCTATTGCCTAAGTCGCAATGAACCGGGACAGCTTCGGGATTGTCCATAAGGATCAAGTGAGCCATGACGGCGCTGTTCACTCCGTCCACCCAAAGAAGTTTCCTAGGCATCACAGGTCCAACTCCTTCAAGGTCCAATCACCATTTTCATCGCGCAACCAATCGAGATCGGGACGCCGCGCAAAAGCCTTGCGAACAGTGCCCGCATCAAGGCCATACTTGCCCGCAATCGTTGACAGCAGGATCGGCGCCGACAGTCTCCCGCCTGCCTCTGTCAGGACCGAAACAACCTCATCCGGGCTTGACCAGTCGGTGCGCGGCTTGCCAGCCTTGGTAGGTTCGCCAGCAATGGCATCAGTCTTTTCCAGCACGATCGAGGAACCGAACTCGCGCACCTGAAACAGCAGAGGCTCATCCGGGCAATCTGAATCCTTCATCTTCTTGGGTAGCAGCGTAGTGGCGGACTTGCCGCGCTTCTTCACCATCATGGCAACGTCGATATTGGCGACAAAAGCCGATGCGCCGCGCGCTCCCTTGCTTTCGTCCTTGCCGGTGTGGTGGATTGCCAGCACGAAAGCGCCATAGTGCGCCGCCATTTCTTCCATGAAGCCAATGGCAAGGTTCGCGTCATTGTTGCTGTTCTCGTCCATGCCGGTGATGGCTCGCGCCAGGGTGTCAACGATAATCAGGTCAGGCGCGATATCCATTTCAAGCAGACCTTCGCGGACATCGCGCCAGCCCTCGGCATCGCGGATCGCAGGGACGCCCTGAACAACAATGAAGTGTTCATTATCGGGAGAAACCCCGCCCTGCCACTCGGCCCATGCGTCAACGCGCTGTCCGATCAGCGAATGGCCTTGCTCGCCGGCAAGAAACAGGATCTTGTGCGGGACAGGAGCCGCGCCCCATTGGCCGGGAATGCCATTGGCGAGGCACAAAGCCATGTCGAGCGCGAGAAAGGATTTGAAGCTGCCCGACGCCCCGTAGAGGATGCCTGTCCCCTCCGATGGCATCACGCCGGGGATCAGCCACGATGGCGGCTTGATGCTCTTGCGCGCCGTTGTCAGGGTCATAGGCCGGAACCGCACCCGGCGCTTCTCAGGGGTAGCTTCTGGCGCTGCTACGATCTCTTGCCCAGCAAAGGCAGAGAAAGCGTCCGCGTTGCTCTGGAAGCCTTTTGAGCCGCCTTTGGTTTCCTCGCCGTAGGCAGCGGCATTGCGGACCACGGTTTCCAGTTCCCATTCGTCCCATGATGGAGCGCAATGCGGGTTCCAATGCTCTAGCAGCAGTTCGAGGCAGCGCGCAGGCGATATGGCTTTATCAAGGATCGAGGCCGCGACACGAAAGGCCAGATCGTTGCCTCCTTGCCCTTCGACCGATACGCGGTCCTCGGCAACATAGGCTTTCAGCAGGTCAATGGTCCATGCCACGTTGCGCGGCTGGTCCAGATCCGGGTTGCGCTCCAGTCCCTTGGTTTCGACCTGCTTGCGTTCGGGGATCAAAGCCCGGATGCAATCGGGCAGAGGCAGGAGATCACCGCCTAAGGCTTCATAGGTGCCGGCAGGTGTCTTGGAGCCGGGCAGGACAACATAGCCACCAGCGCCTCTGGTATCGACGCCAGGGGCGATGCGCGAAGCCGTCGAAGGGCCTTCCCCCAGCCAATAGTAATGATAACCGCCTCTAGGCGTTTTGACATGATAGGCACTAGCAAACTCAGCCGGATGCTGCGCCTTGATCGTTTCGAGCCATGACAGGCCAACGGGATCAACGTCGATGACAAACAGGCCAGACAGGCCGCAGGCAACTGCCCAATTGAAAGCCGGATTAATGGATTGCCACTCTAGCAGCTTGGCAGGGTCTGCGCTGGCATCTTTCCAGCCGTTAGACGTTGCCGGGACTTTACCCATGGGAACGCACGGAAAGCACTTGCAGCCGCGCAGGATATCCGGTATTTGCGGCATTGCTGTGCTCATCACGCGGCTTTCCTTGGAGGCTCCCCGGTTCGCTCATTCGCCGGGGAGCCTTTTTGTTACGTTACTGTCAGGCGGTCAAGCCACTAGGGCTAGTAGGTCTTGCCGGGATCAGGCACTAGAAGCCTTGGCGAGTGCGGCGCGGATTCGATCAGCCATATCTCCCCGCCGCTGGCCCTCGCGCCCGCCAAGACAGCCAAGGAACTCGGCTGCTTCAGTCAGCGTCTCAAGCAAATGAGTGTTTGCTTCTCTTAATTCGTCAATCAGTTCTGTGCGCTCGGACGCTTCCGTAAGTGACTCTATAATTCCGTGACGATGCACGAACGCGATAACTTTAAACCTGCTTTCGTTCTGCTCTATAATCGCGTTAGAAAGCTGCTCTGCGACGGCGCTTTGCCATGCCTGGTCTACCTCACTCATACCAACCACCATACCAAGCCAATTGTGAAAGCGGCGCTGGCGCAACAAAGCAGGAAGCCAAGCCATGCTCTGTCGCCGTCCTGCCAAGGCTCGATAGGGCCGGGGACGCGCGGGTTATGTTGATAGCCTGGGCGATAATTCCAGTTATCTTGCCCATGTGGTTTTGTCATGATCTAGGCTCCCTTACAAAACGGTGGCGACGCGCGGGGTGCCAAGTAACACGCTCGTGCGCCGTGTGAGGGTTAGAAATATCGCGGCAAGTACCGGCGCACGGCGCGCCATGGACCGTCCCGCAATGGTTTGTCTGAATTGTGGTTTCTGTCCCGCACTCGCAGCACGCATAAACGCGATAAGCGACCTTAGGAACCCAGCCGGGGAGATCCGCGTTGTGGTGCTCTTCCGTCATTAGATCGCCTCCACGATTCGTGCAGTATGCGCGTCATTCGCCGCTGCGGCCGCGCGGCAAAGCTCCCGCGCCTCTTCCACCATTGGCCCGTTGTAATCCGTGCCAGCCCGCTCCATGGCATGACCCGCGCCCAAGAGGAAAGCCGCCAGCGCGCCGGGCCGAATCCAGTAGAATGACCGCGCGGGCCGGTCGGGATTTTCCAGCCCTTCGAGCCATTGCTCGCAGATCATGGCGCGCGCCCATGTCGAAGTGACCGCGCGGGGTTCATCGCTAGGGGCCTGCTTGCGTTCCAGCTTTTCCGCTTCGCGCCAGGTTCCCGCGTCACTCCAATTCGTGCAGCTGCAAAGATGGTTGATTGCACGCCATGCCGCATTGATTGCAGTCGTCTCGGCTTTGCTAAATTCTCTCATCACAATTTCCTTTCGTAAATTATAACCGCCTTGGTTTCCTCAGATCCAAAGCGGGCTAATTTGCGAACGCTAGATATTAGATCACCTCCTTTCCATACGACTCAGTTTAGTGACGCAACGTCACAAGTCAAGCGTTGAATTTGCCGCATGGTAAAGAATTTTGGTTTTGCCGCTGCTGTCAACCTCCTTGTGCCAAAAACCGTCAAGATAGCCGCGATTGTTCAAGCGGCTGATAGCGGTACGGATAGGACCAGGATAATCAAGCATGTCGCCAGCAGGGACAGACAGCAGCAGGCGAGCGGCCAAATAATCATAACTTAACTGGCCACTCGATCGCGCAAGGACCGCCTTACACCATGCCGCCAGTGCGGACATAGGCTTAGGTTTGGCCAGTGCTGCACCGTCAATCACCGCCTTACCATCTGGCAAAAGATCACTCCACACATCGCCTAGCGCCTCTATGCGTGTTTCCAGTTCATGTCCGTAATCCGGCGAGGCGTACTCAGTCAAAGCCCTATAGCGATCATCGCCGGGAACCGGATTGCGCTGCAATCGCGCAACATAGGCCAACGAATAAGGCGCAATCCGTTTGTATCGGATCTCATAAGCCGCGCGTGTAAATGCCGCGTCAACCTCCGTTGCCGTGTCTGTAAATGGCAGGTCATAAGCTTTTGTCATGGCTTTGACCTTTGCCAATGACAGGCCGAATTCTAGGCTGATTTGCAGCACGCTAGGCATTGTCCGACTCCTCTTCATTAAAGAGCGTATCTGCTTCGCAACCGATCCAATCGCATTCGGTGCATTCGATTTCGTCCTCCATGTCACCAATAACCCATACTTGCCACTCGAAATTCCAACGGCAATCGGCGCGGCCATAGAGGTAATCTCGGTTGCCGCATTCAGGACAGCGGTGATGTGTTAGTTTAGGCATTGTCCGACTCCTCTTGTGCAGCGATGATTTGCCGCAAGCGACGGTTGGCATTGCGGCGTTGCTGAACCATGCGCCATGCGCGGGATAAATCAGCGCGCAAGATGGCCAATGCGAAAGCGCCCGCAAATGCGGCGATGATATAGGGAAGTGCGGAGATCACTTACGGTCGTCTTTCAAATGCCTTGGCGCGTCATTGCACCATGTAATGAGGCAAAAGGTTTTATGCCGCGCGTCTAGTGCACGCCCTAACCCTGTCGGATAATTCAGATTCTTTTCAACGTCACGATTGCGCGCGTTGTATCTAGCCGCCTCTATCTCGGTAAAGATATGACCATTAAAGGCGCGATAACCCGCTGCAATATCGCTTGTATCAGGAACATACATCACGTTTTCCTTTCGAATCACTGAAATTAAGCTAGCAGACTGAAAAGCTATTACAAGGGTGTGTTTGTCATATTTTCAAAATCTGCGCGGCTTATAGCAATAGCTTGCTAAGCGACTATATGTATTTCACTGAAAACAAGCCTATGCCTTCGCGCGCGCACGTTTCTACCTAAAGGTAGCGCCTACGGCTCGCCGTCCGTCGCGCTTCGCGCGCGGCTCGCCTTCGGCTAGAATAACCATGTTAGTTGACGCACTCTCCCCACTGAAAAAACTTTCATCGCCTAGATAATCTAAATTCAAAATCATCTCGAGCCGAGCAAAAGCATATGTCCGTGGCATTTGCAGATTCACCCGCGCCAGACCGTTTAATCATAAAACGTCGCAAGCCTATCAGTCTTTGCATAATCACCGGCCTGTTGGGCCTTGCGAATATCATTAACCATCGCTTGCGCTTGTCTATCTCCGGCCGGCGCCACAGCCCCCAGATCCTGCACTTGAACAACCGCACTATGCGGAGCACCCTCAAAGGCGCAAACTTGTTCAATCGCCGCTTCTCGGCTACTAGCCGTTGTCCTGATCGCAATTCTATGGCCCATAAAGCTGAGCGTGATTATGTAAGCATTCATGATTATTTCCCTTCCTGATTAATCTGCACCGCGTGCATTGCGTCCTTGATCGCGCCAGCCGCCGCGCCTGCCATCGTGACAGTGAGCACTAGGATCAAGGCTATTGCTAGTTTGCTGAACATTGCATTGCCTTTCGAATCATTCAATGATGTACATACTAACGATACGTCACCTATACGCAAGGAAATAATTTTATGAAAGGGGACCCGTCGGCCATAATTTTTGAGGGGCGGGGGGTGGTTCGCGGCGGCGCCGGGTGGGCCGGTCCTGCTGCTGACACGCGATATTTTTCCCGATTTCCACACTCATACCCTTACGTCACTTATACCAATATCCCCAATCCTCCCCGCAACCCCCATTTCCCCGCCCCACCCAGCCACCTTACGGCATTCCAAATCATCCCTTGACACCGCAATCCCCTCAAGTATTCTACTGCTATCAATCCCTTCAACTTCTCGCGGTCTGGTAAGCAATGCCGGTTTTCTCAGCCCACTCCGAAAGAACCAACGTTTCACCTTCGTGGGTAAGCCGGCGTGTCCGGGTAGTGTTCAACGCCTGTTGAGAACGAGGAAGCCACCGGCAGTTTTCTGGTTCGTAGTGG